TATTATCCAACGCGTTTAACCAACGCTCAACTCCAAGCACTCACAGGAAGCTAATCATGCAAGACATCTGCCTATCATTTACAGACGAAGCCGAATCCTTACCGATTCTATATACAATCATCCCAACGGAGTATGAACTCGATGAACAAGGTCAGCCAACTGAAGTCGTTAAAACTGAATCATACATGACACCAAACTATCAAAACATTTCGGTCATTGGAACAGTTTATCAAAGACCGCCAATACCAACACCTCCTGACTATGTTCCTGTACCGTTTCCAACACCTAATTGGGGTGTTAATATTCGGTTATTAGATGATGAAGATATTGAACCATTAAAGCCATATATTGTTGAACCAAAGAACCCTATTAGGGTGTGGGCAACTTAAAGGAAATAAAATGCCACAATCAGGATATACCCCCCTTAAAATCTATTCTAGTTCAACACCCACCAATGTGCCGAATGCAAGTAATCTTGTAAACGATACAGGTGGTAGTGAACTTGCAATTAACACTTACGATGAAAAACTGTACTTTAAAAATAGTTCAGGGGTAGTAAAGTTACTAGCTTCGGTTGCATCAACAGGTGGAATTTATTCAAGCGTAACCATTACAGGTGGTACGATGAATGGTGTTACAGGCACTAACTCAGGAATGACGGTAGGAACTGCTTCTACATCTACAACACAGTCTTTAGGCGATAACACAACAAAAATTGCCACAACTGCATTTGTTCAAAATACTATTCAAACACTTTACCCTGTAGGTTCTATTTATACCTCTACGGTTAGCACAAATCCTGCTACATTGTTCGGTTTTGGTACATGGGTATCATTTGGTGCAGGGCGTGTAATGATAGGTCAGGATGGTAGTTCATTTATTGCAGGAGCTACAGGTGGTAGTGCTGATGCTGTTGTAGTAAACCACACACATAGTGCAACATCAACAGTTACAGACCCTGGGCATTCCCATGCAGGTTTACATACTCCATTAAGTGCGAATACTCCTGGTCCATATGTTGGTTGGTATGGGTGTAGTGCAGTAGCAGATATAAATACTAATTCAGCAGTTACAGGTATTACCGTAGCAACAACGAATACATCAACTGGTGTTAGTGCAACAAACGCAAACTTACAACCCTACATAGTCGTTTATATGTGGAACAGAACTGCTTAATTAACCCAAAGGAGAAATACAATGAGTACATACAATCAAGAACAAGGCGATATTATTCGCATTAAAGTTGACGAACCTATATTAGTAACACCTGAAATAAGTATTCCTGTCGAAGAACTTCCTGCAGAAGCCCCTGTAGAAGTACCTGCTGAACCTGTTGTAAAGTAGTAAGCGATGGAAATAGAGGATACAGTTGTGGAAAACGATAAGCGACTTTCAATTCACGAAGCAATTTGTGCTGAAAGATATAAAGGAATTATTGATACCTTTTCTAAGGGAAATAAAAGAATGGAACGCATAGAATACTTACTGTATGCAACCATTGCTTCTATCTTCTTTGGCAAAGACTTTTTAATTGAAATTATTAAGAAAGTAATAGCATGAGTTTAGACCCTATTTCAGCAGTTCTTGACCTTGGTAATACGCTAATCACTCGTATCTTCCCTGACCCTGCACAACAAGCAGATGCAAAGTTAAAGTTACTTGAATTACAACAATCAGGTGAGTTAGCAAGTATGACTGCACAAACTGATATTAATAAGATTGAAGCCCAAAGTACATCGTTGTTCGTATCAGGGTGGCGACCTTTTGTTGGTTGGGTAAGTGGTAGTGCATTTGCTTTACATTTTTTATTGATGCCTATAGCCAACTTTATTTTAGTGGCTACGGGGCATCAAGAAGTTATTTTATCGTTTGATATGGCAACCCTTATGACAGTATTAATGTCGTTGTTGGGATTGGGTGGAATGCGAACAGTTGAAAAAATACAAGGGGTAGCTTCTAAATGATATCCAAAGAAAATGTCGGTGGGTTTGTAACTGTTTGCGTTACTGTTACTCTTTGTATAGTTATCATCGGCATGGTAGGTGCTTTACTACTAGGATTATTTGATAAAAATTTAGACAACTCGAAGATTTTTGAAGCGATTACCCCTGCGTTTCAGACCATCATCGGAGGATTTATTGGTTTGATAACTGGAATTAAAATAGGACATGATGATGCCAAACTTGACTGAACACTTTACACTTGAAGAACTTACTTTTACAAACCATCGTGAATTTGATAACACGCCTAATGAGGAAGAATTAGCCAATCTTCAACGCTTGGCTGAATTTCTTGAAAAAGTAAAAATGGTTTTGCGTGGCAAACCTGTCATGATTAACTCGGCATTTCGGTCAAAACAGGTGAATGATTCGGTGGGTTCAAAAGACTCATCTCAACACCGTTTAGGTTGTGCAGCCGATATTCGCATCCCCAACATGACCTCTGATGAAGTAGTTCAAACATTAATGGCTTCAGGACTTGAATATGACCAACTTATTCGTGAGTTTGATAGTTGGACACATATTTCTATCCCCAACCATCCTGAAGATAAGCCAAGAAAACAGGCTTTGATTATAGACAAAGCAGGAACAAGGGTTTACGCATAAATAGTTTAATGGATAACTAAATTTGTATTAAAATACTATAAACTGTTTGGGATAAACGGTTGACATGGTTAAAGGAAAATTATGGCAACTACACCAACAAACACCTCTGCGTCAGTAATGACCTATGATTCCCTTATTCAAGATATTCAACAATATCTTGAGCGAAGCGACCCTGCTGTTGTTGACCAAATTCCTTCATTTATTATGTTGGCTGAGTTTGAAATTGCACAACAAATGAAAACACTAGGTCAAATCCAAGTTGTTACTAGCGTGATGACGGTTGGTAATCCCATTATCCCAAAACCTGCTAGGTGGCGTAAAACAGTATCGATGAACCTTACATTTACTGCAAGTGGCGAAGTTCAACCGATTCTATTGCGTAAATACGAATATCTAAAACAATATGCCCCTAGTGTTACAGCAACAAGCGTACCTCTATATTATGCTGATTACGACTATGATAATTGGTTAGTAGCACCAACACCTGACCAAGCATACAACTTCGAAGTGCTATATTACGAACGATTAGCACCTTTGTCTGCTGACAATCAGACCAATTGGATAACAAGAAACGCACCGAATGCTATGTTGTATGGCACTTTACTACAGGCAATGCCCTTTTTAAAGAACGACCAACGAGTAGTATTCCAACAAAAATACGACCAAGCAACGCAATTCTTGAAACAAGAAGACCAATTGCGACTTGCCGATAGACAAGCCATTGCTATAGACGGATAACCATGACAACTTCTAATCCTACTTATGTAAATCCATTCACAGGGCAATCAGTAAGCCCTACGGTTACTTCTTATGAATCATTAACGATTAGCGTTAATACCACCCTTCAATGGGCAATTAATGGTAATAATCAGAATCAAGTTACTGCAAATATTATTGAGGTAACTGCAACCACCACAGGTTTAAACCTTATCATGCCACCTGCAACTCAAGTGTCAAGTGGTCAAACCTTATTGATTCGAAATGTTGGTTCTAATTCGTTTACAGTTACCGACAATACAGGTGGGACAATCATTGCGATTGCTTCAGGAGTTGCTCAATTTATTTATGTAACTGATAACACAACCCCTGCAGGTGTGTGGTCAACAGTAACTTTTGGTGCAGGAACATCTTCTGCTAATGCTTCTGCACTTGCAGGTAATGGTTTAACTGCCCTTAATACCACTTTAAATCAATCTTACAATGTAACATCTTATTCATCCAATCAAACCCTAAACGCATCCAATCGTGCCAATTTTAATGTGTGGACAGGTGGGGTAGGTACATTTACTCTTCCATCTGCATCATCGGTAGGTAACAATTGGTTCATGATGGTTCGCAATAACGGAACAGGGATTGTTACTTTAACTCCTGTAGGGTCGGATACCATCAACGGTAATGCTAACCAACAACTTCAATTAACCGAATCTTTGGTGATTGTTTCTAATGGTACAACAGGGTGGTACACCTTTGGTTATGGTCGTTCAAATAGTTTTGCTTACACACAGTTTGCAGTAAGCGTAACAGGTGGCACATACACTTTAAGTTCAGCACAAGCTTCCAACACCATTCAAGAATATTCAGGTGCATTAACCTCAAACCAAATTATTATTGTCCCTTCTACGGTACAACTTTATGCGTTTAGTAATAACACCACAGGTGCATACACTTTTACTGTAAAGACTTCTGCTGTAGGTGGAACGCAGTTAACCATTGCATCAGGTCAAACTTCTTTGGCTATTTGCGATGGCACGAATGTCTACAACGCTCAAACTGCAACATCTTCTGTAGCATCATCACTTACCCTTGGAAACGGTTCTTATTCAGCACCTGCCTTAAACTTTGCAGGAGATAACACTACAGGTGTTTACTTAGTTGGTTCGGGAATTCTTGGTTTGGCTGTTGGTGCAAGTATTGGTGCAACATTAAGTTCAAGTGGGTTCTACACACCTTATGGAATCGGTGGGGGAATATTTTGACATTAAAAGTTATATCTTTAAAAATTCCTTCAGGTATCCAACGAGATGGAACATTATTCGCATCCCCATGCTATGTAGATGGGCAATGGGTAAGGTTTAATCGTGGCGTTCCAAGGAAGATTGGTGGATATAACGGTATCTTTTTAAGTGCTACAGGCATCTCTCGTGGCATGGTGATGCAATCCCAAAGTGGTATTAACTATGTCTATTCAGGGCAAAGCGATGGGGTGTACGCATGGCAAACAGATGATGATGATGGCGTAGGGTCAGGTCCATCAACAGTAAGCTTGTCAGGGGCATTTACATCCAATGCAAATAATTTATGGCAATGGGATATTGGTTATGATAGCAACGGTACAGGACAATTAACAGTTTTAGGTCACGCAGGTCAGAATTTAAGATACATCGATAATACGGTGAACACGCCTATTATGAAGGGTGCATTTCCTTATGGGGCAATGACCAAGCTTGGCATTTTTACTGCTTCCGTAGTGTTAAATAGCACGACTACAGCCACTATTTCTCCTGCTAATTTATTAGTAGGAATAGGACAATCGGTATCAGGAACAGGCATTACTGCAGGAACAACTATCACCAATGTAGTTCAAACTGCAGGAACAACAACTCTTACTTTATCAGCAACTGCAACGGTATCAAGCACACAGACATTAACTTTTGATAATAACCTTGCTGTATCAGGTGGGGTTGTCATGTTGTATCCATACTGTTTTATTTATGGCAATAATGGGTTAATTCAGAATAACTCGGCAGGTAACCTTGAAAATTGGGTTGGTGCTGATGCCAACCAAAACAATGTATCTGCTACAAAAGTAGTAAAAGGAATGCCTTTAAGGGGTGGTACAACATCTCCTGCAGGGCTATTTTGGAGTACTGACCAATTAACTCGTGTTACTTATGCACCACAAAATGTAGGTTCATCTACAACCTATTGGCGATACGACATTATTTCTACACAGACATCAATTATGTCAAGCCAATGCGTAATTGAATACGATGGTATTTATTATTGGATTGGTGTTGATAGGTTCTTAATGTACAACGGTGTTGTGCAGGAAATTCAAAACACCAACAACATGAACTACTTCTTTGATAACATTAATTATACGCATCGCAACAAGGTATGGGCAATTAAAGTACCAAGATGGGGCGAGATATGGTGGTTCTATCCTGCAGGTACTTCTACCGAATGTAATTCAGCAATCATTTATAACATTCGTGAAAAAACTTTTTACGATACAGGCATTTGTGAAGGTGCTAATCGTTCTGCAGGTGTGTTCTCCGAAGTGTTTAGAAGACCGATTATGGCTGAAAACATACCGAATGTGAATGGTTTTTACACCATGTGGCAACACGAAACAGGCACAAACAAGACCTACCTTACCAATTCAACTGCGATTCAATCTTATATTGAAACCAACAACATTGGTTGGGTAACAGGAGGTCCAGGCAATCCCCAACTCCTTGGCGATAACAAATGGATTCGCATTGAAAGAATAGAACCTGACTTTGTGCAAACAGGTGATATGAATGTATATATCTATGGTAAAGGTTATGCCAACGATGAAGATATCGTGACAGGCCCATATGTGTTTAGCCCTAATACTTTAAAGGTAGATATGCGTGAACAACGCAGAGAGATGCGTATTCGATTTGAAAGCAATACCTTTAATGGTAACTACGAGATGGGTAATGTATTGATTAGCGTTGAGATTGGCGATGAAAGGTCAACAGGTAACCCATGATAACTTACGACCCTCGGAATATGGAATGGGATTATTGGTGTGCTTTAATGGCAGAATTATTTGCGTCTAATCAATTAGGAACTGTTCCTGAAGAGAATTGGCGTGATTGGGCTGACGGTATGCAAGGTATTGGATACTTTGCACAAAGTGGTGTACCTGACCAAAGAACATTTGATACATGGCAAGATTGGGCAACTTCATTGGTTGGCATTATGAACATTAACAATTTAAATACGAATTACTAATATGAAGCCAAGCGAAATAATTAAAGCTGATGCTGAAAGAAATGGTTTAGATTTTAAACCATTGATGATGCATTTACATCAACAAATGCAATTACATCAAGTTGTTATTTTGCATACAAATAAATCAGTTTTAACAATTACAAAAATACCACAAAAAGATGGAAGTGTAGCATTACATTTATATTCATTTGATTCACCAATAACATTAATAAATTCACTTGCATATTTTTTTCAACAAATAAAACAAATTCCTCATATTTCTGTTCTTTATGGGGACACAACTAACCAAAACTTACTAGCGTTATTGGGAAAGATTGGATTGCAAGTTGAACAATCAGATTTGCCTAGTTACACTTGGATGGCGAGGATATAATGGGTATTGTCAGTTCTGTAAGTGATGCTTTATCAAATATAGGAAGTGGTCTTAGCGATACTGTTTCTAATGTTGGCGAAGACATTGGGCAAATAGGTAATAACATTGACCAAAATGTAAATAATCTACCTGGAGGTTGGGCATTACCTGCAGCAGTAGCTGCAATGATAGTTGCCCCCTATGCAGCACCTGAAATATTTAGCACTTTAGGTGGGGCAGAAGCAGGTGGAACAGCATTAGCAGAAGGGGCAGGTACAGTTGCTACCGATGCAACTGCAGGTGGGGCTTTGGCAGGGGCAACAGATGCAGGAGTAGCAGATGCAGGTGTCGTAGACGCAGGAACATTGCCTGTAGATGTTGAACCTGTTGATACAACACCTACTATTGACATGAGTCCAAGCACTCCTGTTGAAAATGTATCTCCTGAACTTGACCCAACAAGTCAAATGGCACAGAATGCAACCTCTCCTTTGCAACAAGCAAAAGATGCTTTTAATGCTCTTCCAACAACTGTTCAAAGTGGTTTAAGTGGTGCAGGTAAAGGAATGGCAACAACTGCAGGGGTTGATTTATTAACAGGAAAACCAATTACTGCTAGTCAACTTGGAACTTCAGCTCTTGTAGGTGGGGTAGGTGGTGCTTTAGGAAGTGCTGTGGGTAGTGCAACGGATAGTACAACGCTAGGTAAACTTGCAGGAACTTTAGGTAGTGTTGGAGTGGGTTCTTTACTAAACGGAAGCTCTACACCAACACAAACAAGTGGAATATCACAAACAAATGCAACACCAATAAGTAATGCAAGTTCTTTATTATCAAATACAACGCCAACAACAAACACAACAAGTACATCGGCAACACCGACAGTAGGAACTTTATTTACAGGCAATCCATTAAAAAATACTAATATTTTGCAACAACTAAAAAGTATGTATCCACAACTTAACCAAGTAAGCCCACAAATATTGGAAAAACTTGGTTATTCTGCTCAATCTCCTTTACAAACGCAATCAACGCAAGTTGCTCAAAATACACAAGCCAATCCTTACGAAAATTTATTAAATCAAAGTGAGGGTGGATTTAAAGATGGTGGTCATGTTCCTGAGTTTATTACAGGGCATACAGGACACTATGCTGATGGTAAGGGTGATGGGCAATCAGACGATATTAAAGCCCTTTTAAACGAGGGCGATTATGTAATGGATGCCGAAGCTGTCGCCCAACTAGGAAACGGTTCTAGCAAGGCAGGAAAGAGTGTTTTAGAACAGTTTAGAAAATCTATCCCACAGAATAATCACAAAGTAGGTGGTAAAGTACCTGCAATGATTGCCGATGGCGAATATGTATTACCCTCTTCTTTTGTATCTTCTTTAGGTAAAGGGGATGGCAATAAAGGGGCTGAAATGTTAGATAAGATGCGTCATGCATTGCGTGACCACAAACGGTCAGCACCACTTAATAAAATACCACCACCTGCAAAATCCCCCTTGGAATATTTGAAGGCAGGTTCTAAAATGAAAGAAACGAGGTAATTATGGCGATAAATCCACTCAGCACGATACCTAGTGCATCCACAACAGGTTTTACCCCTGCCCCTAATCTTGGGGTGACTGCAGGTGGGGATACAAGTGGTTCTTTTGGACAAGCAGGTGTATTACCGAATGTAACTACTACAGGACAAACAGTAACAGCTGCACCTTCTTTCTATACAGATTATTTAAATAATCTTGCAAACCAAGGGCAACAAGCAGGTAGCAATGCTCAATATATAGGAGCACAACCTTTACAACAACAAGCATTTAATCAAGTAGGACAGAATGTAGGTAACTATCAACCTGCACTATCAAGTGCGATTAACCTAGCAAATAGCGTAGGAAATACAAGTTTAGCAGAAGCAGTAGGCAACATGGGTGAAGCAAACATCCAAAGAAATTTAGCACCACAAGCCACAGCAGGTTTAGTTGGAAGTGGGCAATTTGGTTCGAGTAGAGGAGCAACAGCCCTTGGCGATACGATTGCAAATGCAGAGCTTGGGTTAACTGCTCAACAACAACTAGCGTTGCAACAAGATAATCAAAATAAAATAAATGCTGCGAATTCATTAGGAACTTTAGCAGGGCAAACCCAAGCATTAGGATTGGGCGATGTAAACGCTTTATCAACCCTTGGTGGACAACAGCAAACCATTGCTCAAAACGAACAGTTATTTCCAATGCAACAATTAACCAATGAATCTCAATTGTTGCGTGGATTTAATATCCCAACAAGCACATCAACCTCGCAAACAGGTCCTGCTTCACAAGGACAAATGGGAATCAGCCCATTACAACAGTTGATGTCATTAGGTACGCTAGGAACTGCAATGTTTCAAACAGGTAGGGATGGTAAAACAACCCCTGTATCCAATTTAATGGATTTCATAAAAACTCAATTTGGTAGTGGAGCAACCTCTCTTCCTAATGGAGTCCCTACAGGGGCAACATTAGACCCAAACCAAAGTGGTAACTATGTTTTTAATGGGCAAACATATACTCCTTCAGGAGACTTAGTTGATACTAATGGTTCAATATCTTCAGGTGGTTCATCGGCAACTTTACCAACTATAGACCCAACAACAGGAAATGTTTCGACTGACCCATTCCAAACAGGTTCTATTTTTGACCCAAATTCTTATGGTGCAGGTTAATAAAGGAATAAATATGGAAAATTTAAATAGCCCATTGATGAGTTCTTTTTCTAACCCTGAAATAGAAGAATCGCAAAGAAAATCTATTCAAGAACAAGAGAATTTATATAAGTATCTTGAAAAACAAACACAACCTAACTTGTTTCAAGTTGCAGGAGCATTAGCACGACCTACCAAAACAGGGAATTGGATGGAAGCTTTGGGTGCAGGTACAGATGAGTATGGCAGACAACTTGCAGAACAAGAAAAACTTGAACCTTCTCGCATTCAAATGAGAGCAGAAATATCTGCAAAAAAATATCAAATGCAATTACAGAATCAATTTAAAGATTTGACCAATAATTTGTATACGCAAGATGACCAAGGAAAACAAAATTTAAATCCTAATGTTTTACAGCGAATGATGTCTATTGACCCAAAATCTACTAATGAAATTTTAGCTGGGAAAAAAGTCATGAACGAAGAAAGTTTAAAAGACGCAACAAACAGATACATAATGAATCCAAATGATAAACAGGCAATTGCAGATATTGCTATGTACTCGCCTAATGGATTTCAATCTGTGCTCGATATTGCAAAAAATTCAACCAAATTAAGAAGTTTACTTGGCAAGAAAGAAGATGGTCAAAGCCAAGAAGTGACTCCATTTGATGCTTTAATGTTAGTACAAAATCCTTTGATTGCAAATCAAGCAAAAGTCCTAAGACAAAAAGTGTTAGATGGCACTTTAGATGAAGAAAAAGCAATTCCAATGGCAACTCAACTGTTACAGATTTTTACTACAAGTAATGATAAACGAGAATTGCATGGTGCTCTATCAGGAATTACTAAAGAATTAAATGAAGCAAAATTAGAAAAAATAAAAAAGGAAACAGACGCATTTCAAACGCCTGAACAAAAAGCAACACATAAAGACATTATTCTTCCTGTCATAAAACAAGCAGGAAAGGGTGTAGAAGCATTAGGCGTTCTTGATATTATTGATGATATTATTCCAAACGCTCCGAATGGATTTTTGTCAGGATATACTGCAGAAACATGGGGAAGATTAACAGGGTCAGAAAAAAATACTGCCCTTCGTTCATTACTCCAACAAACCAATACTTTGCTAAATTTAGTTCCAAAATTGCCTGGGTCTCAGTCTAACTTTGATGCAAACAATATCAAACTTTCAATTGGTAAATTAGAAGACGCAACCCTTACAAATGAACAAAGAAGAGTGCTTGTAAATAGTATGCGTAAATCGTTCCAAAACTTAATTAATAGGGGTCAATTAATTGAAGAGTATTGGAATGAAAATAAAAAAATTCATCCTTTGTATTATGGCAAAGGTGAAAAGCCTGTTATTCCACCATTACCAAACGAAATAGTGTTAAAACCAAAACCTAAAGCAGGTTCAACTCACTTTGAAGTTTTAGGCATAGAAAGGGAAAATCAATAATGTCAGACGCTATTTTTCGAGTAAAAGCACCTGATGGTTCAATTATGCGAATCAAAGCACCTGAAGATGCTAGGGAAGATGAAATTCAATCTTTTGCTGAAAAACAATATTTAGCAGAACAAAAACGCTCTAAATTTGTTGAAGAACTTCCAAAAGAATTGTTTCAATCATCCCATCCTACTGCACAGATGCTTATTGGTGCTTCTAAGCCCTTTGCAGGTGTTGCCCAATACGCAGGGTTCAATCAACCTGCAAACTTCTTGAATGCCCTTACTAAGCGATTTGAGGAGGAGGGGAAGAGTCCTACTGTTGCATCAGGCTTAGACATGGCAGGACAGATGATGAGTCCTTTGCCGATTAAGGGTGGCAAAATGGTTGAAGGAGCATTGTCTAAGGTTGCTCCAAAGGTTGCCGAATCTAATCTTGTGCGTGGTACTATCCAAGGTGGAACGCAGGAAGCATTTAACCCTGTTGATACAGATGGCACATATGAAGACTTCATAAAAAAGAAACTAGATAATGTTGCTGAAGCTTCTGTGGTTGGTGGTGGTCTTGGTAAGGTTGCTCAAGCAGTCATGAATCCCAAGGTTAGTCAACAAGTGCAGAAGTTAAAAGACTTGGGAGTAAATATGTTTACCCCTGGGCAACTCGCAAGTGAAATTCCAATCGTGGGCAAAGCATTACAAAAGATGGAAGCACAATCAACAAGCATTCCTGTGCTTGGGGATATTGTTCGAAACCAACTAAACAATACCAATAAACAATTCAATAGAGGGTTGGCAAACAAGGTATTAGAGAACATGGGTGAAAAACTGCCCAAGGAAGTACCTGCAGGTGCTCCTATGGTTGATTATTTAAATAAACGCATTGAGGGTGCTTACGATGAAATAACGCCTAAATTGGGCTTTAAAAACATTATTTACCCATCTCAAAAAACATCAACCATTAAACAGTTTATGGATTTTGCAAGGGAGAGAGCAAAAGACTTGCCTGAGCAGGAAGCTAATCAATTTATTAGTGAGTTTAAGAGAACCTTTATTGACAACCTTGACCCTGCATTAGCAATGACAGGTGAGCAGTTTCGTAAGGCTGAAAGACAGCTTGGGAACATGGCTTATAACTACATTCGTAATCCTGATAAGTTTAGTATCGGTGTTGCATTGCGTGACTTGCAGTCTGAAATACGAAATGAACTTGCTTATCAGAACCCACACTTAGCTAAAAAATTGCGTGGTATTCATAATGCATTTATTGACCATTTACCTTTAGAGAGAGCAGCTAGTAAATTGGGTGCTAAAGAACGAGTATTCTCACCATCACAATTTGAAAGTGCTGTCCAAGCCGAGTCCAAGGGCAAGGGAAAATTTGCAAGTGGACAATCTAGGTTTTACGATGAATCACAAGCAGGTGTAAATGTACTAGGTCCAACAGTTCCTGATAGTGGTACAACAGGTAGAGCTTTGACTGCAGCTACTGTTGCTTCTGCTCCATATCATTTGGGGGCAACTGTTGCACCATTACTAGCAACCTCAGCAATCTATAACCCAATTGCATCTAAATTTATATCAGGCATTGCTACAGGCACACGACCACAGGCTGTACAGAAAGCACAACCAATGGTTAGTAATATGTTAAGTCGCTCTGCAGGATTACCTGATTACCAAAAAGAAGAATGATTATTTAAGCAACTTTAATTTCAACTGCTCATTTACTTTTTCTTGGTACTTAGGTGGCACATTATCGTTAATAACTGACCACGCCACCATCGTTGCCTGTGTCCACGCTTCCAACCAAACAGACTTAGGATTGGTTAGGAACTCCTGTTCGCAATCTGCTCGTTGTAATAACTTAACCCAATCATCATAGGCAATTTCTTGTTTTTCTTTTGCTAATATGTTCATTTATACCCCCAGATTAAATAACCGAGCCAAAGTCCCCAGGCTACTGCCAATAAAAGTGATGCTAAATAATCTTTTAGTTTCATTTTTCTCTCGC